ATACTGGTGAAGTTATAAATTCTGGAATATTAACACCCAATCTTTCTCAATCTGGTAGAATTCAATCAGTTTCTATTGATTATCCTCCCACAGGTTTGCCAGAAAATCCCGTAACTATAAAAGCAATTAATAATAGTAATGGAGTTGGTATTAAGACTGTTCAATATTCTTCATCTGGAATTGTAACTTGTTTTCTTTTAACTCCAGCATCTGGATTTAGCGTGGAGCCATTTACCCAAGGTGATCAAATTTATGTTGAAGGTATACAAAAATCTTCAAGTGATGGTACAGGATTTAATTCACAAGATTATGGATATAATTTCTTTACAATTAATTCATATACTGTATCTTCTCCAGGAACTCTAGCATCTTTAAGTTATAATATTTCTGGATTTAGTACAAATCCAGGAACTGTAAAACCAGTCGAAAATTATTATGGGACAATTGTTAATTATAATAATTATCCAAAATTTGAAGTTACTCAAGATTTCTCATCCTTTACAGTCGATGAGAAATTGCAAGTTAACATTGCAGGACAATATGTGTCCGAAGATTTAATGATTATGAGTTCTGATAAAAATTATATTAAAGTATATGGCACTTATAATTTGCAGAAGGGTCAAATTATAAAAGGATTAATATCTGGAACAATAGCAACAATTAATGAAGTAAAGGAAGCTAAAGGTGAATATAATATTAGTTATGGAAATATAACTGATATTGGATGGGCTGATAATGTAGGAAAAATTAGTGATGATACTCAAGTATTAGCTGATAATGATTATTATCAAAATTTATCTTATTCAGTTAAGAGTAGTAAACAGTGGGATGATATTGTAAGTCCTGTAAATAGTATCCTCCATCCATCAGGATTAAAGAATTTTGCAGATACTCAAATTACTCAAAATATAGATCAAACATCTGTTTATGTAAATCCAGATCAGGTAGTAGATGTAAAAGTAGACATTACTGAAGGGCAAAGAGTAGATACAATTAATAATTTTGATTTAGTTTTAGATGTTGATGCTTATAATAACTCTTCTAAATTTTTAAAATTTAAAAATAAAAAATTAACAAGTTATTTTAGAGTAGTTAGTAATAGAGCTTTACAGATTGATCAAATTAGCTCGCAATTTTCTAGTTCTAATAATGTTACATCCACAACATCAAAAATTGTAGATATTGTACCAACAAGACAATTTAATAGATATTTGGTTCAAGTTTCAAATAAAAATTATACTAATTTTCAATTTACAGAGTTAATTATTTTAAATAATAACTCTAATACATTTACTTTAGAAAAAGGAACAATTAATTCAGGAATATCTTCTGAAACTGGTTATCAAACAAATACTATTGGAAACATTTATGGTTATTTAAATACAGATACTAATCAGTGTTATTTAAAATTTGATCCAAAAGATCCATATTCAACTAGTTACAATATTAAGTATTTGAATGATACTTTTGTAAATTCAACAGTTGGTGTAGGGACAACTAATATTGGTTATGCCAGCCTTACTGGAATTACAACTACTGTGTCTTCAGGAACTACGACTACTTTAGTTGGTTTATCTACTACATCATTGGATTCATTACATTCTATGATCCATATAATTGATAACACAACTGGAAATATGGATTATGTTGAAGTATTTGTTGATCATGATGGTATCAATACAAATTTAGCTGAATTTTATTTTGACACTAATGATAACCTTAGTTCTAATTTCATAGGAACATTTGCTGCATCCATAAGTAGTGGAGTTATAAAATTACAATATACAAATAATACCTCAAATGGAGTAACAATTAGAACTAAAAATATAGGATTTAGCACAAGTCTAGTTGGATTACAGACATATACATTCAAAGATCCAAGTCAAATAGATGGGTATGAAAATACTGTTAGATTTAACACTTTTTATTCTGTAGTTTCTGGTGCTTCTACCATAGTATCGGCAAATAAAGATACTTTTTCAGCTATCAAATCATTAATAAAAATTGGTGTTGGGCAAACAAGTGCATTGCATCAAGTTATGATGATATCTGATGGAACTAATGTAAATACTATGCAATATCCATTCCTTTCGATTGGAAGTACTTCAGGTATAGGAACCTTTGGCGGTGGAATAGTTGGATCTCAATTAGTCTTAAATTTCTATCCAGATAGTAATTTCTCTGCAAGTTCTATAAAAATTATATCATTTAATGAAAATTTCTATACTCAAAATGATTATATTAATACTCCTCCAAATTTAAGCTATTCTAATATAACAGAATCTGTCGGAGTTTCTCGTTTTTATTCAGTGAATGATCCTGATATTAATGCAAAAGTTTTTGCTCTTAATTATCAAGGAACTCCAATTTTCCAAAAAACTTTTAATCCTTCTAATAGTTCAGTATTAAATGCTTCTACAGGAGAATTTAATATTCCAAATCACTTCTTTAGTACAGGTGAAGAATTAATTTATACGCCAAATACTAGTTATATTGGAGTTGCAGTAAGTTCAGTAGGAATAGGAAGTACTTTGAACTATGTTGGAGTAGTTACAAATATTTTACCAAGTAAAGTATATGCGATTAGAGTTAATAATGATAAATTTAAAATATCTACAAGACAAGATTATGCAAATTCTGGAATAGCTGTAACATTTACTTCTTTAGGTTCTGGAAATGTCCATACATTTGAAATGGCTAAAAAGAATGAAAAAAGTATGATCTTAATCAATAATATTATTCAAGAACCAATTACATATTCCTTATTAAATTATACCGTAAATAATGGATCTGCAGTTAGTTCATCATCCACTATATTTGGGTTAAGTGGAATATCATCCATCAATTCTGGAGATCTTCTTAGAATAGATAATGAATTTATGAAAGTTACTAATGTTGGATTGGGAACTACCTATTCTGGCCCAATTTCATTTGCAGGAACTTTCCCACTTGTTAATGTTGAAAGAGGATCAGTTGGAACTTCAGCTACATCACATTCAAATTTAGGAATTGCCTCAGTATATAGAGGTTCATATACTATTTCAGGAAGTAACATATACTTCTCAGAAGCTCCTAGAGGTCCTTTACAATATCAATCATATCCAGATACTGATGGTCTTCCTGATGTAACTGATTATTTTTCTGGAAGAGTATTCTTGAGAAAAAATTATGATGCAAATACAATTTATGATAATATTTCAGAAATATTTACTGGAATAGGTCAAACTTATACATTAACTGTTTCAGGAAGTAATGTAGTTGGATTAGGAACTAGTGGATCAAATGGTTTTGTATTCTTGAATGGAATATTCCAAAAACCAACTACACAAAATAATCCAAATAATAATTTTTCAATTATAGAAAATACAATATCTGGAATATCAAGTGTAGTATTTTCTGGAATAACATCATCAAATGGATCTATTGTAATATCTCAAAATGATGTTAATTTAAATCAATTGCCAAGAGGAGGATTGATCGTTTCTATTGGTTCAACAAGTAGAGGGATAGGATATGCTCCTTTAGTTGGAGCATCTGTAACTGCTATAATTGGGGCTGGTGGAGCTATTACGGCTATTGGAATTGGTACAACTGGCGATTTGGTAACTGGGAATTGGGGTTCTGGTTATAGATCACCAGTATCAGTGGCGGTTACAGAAAGTGGACATGTTGGAACTGATGCAGTGATTACTGCAAATGTGGGCGCTGGTGGTACATTATCATTTACTATCGTTAATGGTGGAACTGGATATGTGAAACCAACAATCAATATTCCTTCTCCAAGTTATACTAATTTGCCAATTACTGGAGTTTCTAGAATATCATCTGGTTCAACAACTGATTGTGGGGTGGGATTACTTCTGGATATTGATGTTGGCGCAAGCTCAAGTACTGGCATAGGTTCTACTTTATTTGAAGTAGTAGGATTTAAAATTAGAAGACCTGGATATGCTTTCAAAAAAGGTGATGTTATTAAGCCTGTTGGTTTAGTGACAGACAGAAAATTATCGAGCCCTATTTCAGAATTCCAACTTACAATTTTAGATACTTTTACAGATTCTTTCTCCGCAATACAGTTTGGTCAAATAGACTATATTGATCCTATACAAATTTATCAAGATGGAATAAGAACTAGATTCCCTTTATATTATAATGGACAACTTCTAAGTTTTGAAAAAGATTTTTCTGATTCTCAATCACAACTTATTGATTTTAACACTATTTTAATTATTTTTATTAATGGTGTTTTACAAACTCCTGGAGAAGCTTATCAATTTACTGGTGGTTCATATTTTACGTTTAATATAGCCCCAAGAGTAGATGATAATGTTGCTATTTTCTTCTATAGAGGAAGTTCTAGCGATAGTTCTTATTCTAGCGTAGCTGAAATATTAAAATCTGGAGATGACGTTCAAGTATTCAAAAATAATGACTATTTGGGTATTACTACAAATCAAGATCCAAGATTAGTAGATTATATAAATTCTTCTAGTACTATAGAAACTCAATTATATAATGGTCAAGGAATAGATGGTACTAATTATAAGCCTATTAGTTGGACAAAACAAAAAGTAGATAAAATTATTAATGGTGAAATTGTTTCTAAAGCTAGAGATTCTATCGAATCTCAAATTTATCCAACAGCAAAAATTATTAAAAATGTTGATACTAATAGCTCAGAAATATTTGTAGATTCAATATCATTATTTAATTATGAAAATCTTTCTCCTGCACAAATTAATTTTAATGCTTTAATGGTTTCTGGAACATCTGATCCAGTTTCCGCAGCAGTAACTGCAGTAGTTTCTGCTGCTGGAACAATTCAATCTTTATCCATCAATAGTTCTGGAAGTGGATATAGAGGTTCATCTGTTAATGTAAGCATTTCCGCTCCTAGTACAATTGGAGTTGGTATAGGAACTACTGCTAAGGCTACTATTTCTATTGTAAATGGATCACTTTCCACTGTAACAATAACTAACCCTGGACTTGGTTATACTAGAAGTAATCCACCAAAAGTTTTAGTTCCTCCGCCAAGTTCAATTTATGAAAATATAACCAATATTACAGGAATAGCTGGAACTTTTGGTGGAATTACTGGAATTGGAACTACGGTCGGTGTAGGAACTGCTTTGGCTATTAATTTTACAATGAATGTAACTGGACTATCTATAGGATATCCGATCTATGTCTATAAAACTTCAGTTGGTAAAGGTGTAACTTCAATTTTAACTAATAATTCAAGTATTGTTGGAGTTGGAACTACTTGTTTAGATAATATTTACATTGTAAGTGGTATTAATGCGTCCGCAGGGGTAGTAACTTGCAATATAGATTCTAGAACATCTACGGTAGGGATTGCAACTACAGGAAATGTAGGATACTTCTCTTGGGGTAGAATTAGTGGGTTTACTAGATCATCTTCACCTGTTGCAATTGCAGTATCAGGATTTTCTGTTGATAGTGGTTTATCCACATTTCCAACCATTCAAAGAAGAGGTTATGGACTTAGGGGTATTGGCCCAATTAAGAAATAAATTCCCAATCTTCATATAAATATAAAAAAAACACAGTAAAATGTCGGCAATTATAACTGATAAATTTAGAATACTTAATGCATCTAGCTTTATAGATTCTATCAATGATACGTCAAATTCTTACTATGTATTTGTTGGGTTAGCAAATCCTGATGCTTCTGGTTTTGGTAGATATTCTCAATGGAACACTAGCACCCCACCACCAACAGATAATATTGATTATTTAAATCATTATAAAAATACTATTTTATTTGGTAAAAAAATTACTTCCACAAGTGTTAAAAGGGTAATTAAAAAAATTACTTGGACTTCTGGTCAAATATATGAAATGTATAGACCAGATTATAGTGGAATTAATTCTGCCCCAGTAACAGGAGCAATTCGATTATATGATGCTAATTATTATGTAATTAATTCTGATTATAGAATTTACATCTGTATTGATAATAATTCATCATCCACAAATAGAAATGGCAATATTTCTCAAACAGAACCAACATTTACTGATTTAGAACCAGTTCTATTAGATGATGGTTATACTTGGAAATATTTGTATACAATGACCCCAAGTGATATAATTAAATTTGATTCTACTGAATATATTTCCATACCAAATGATTGGCTAACTTCTACAGATTCTCAAATTCAATCAATAAGAGAAAATGGAGATTCTTCTTTAAATAGTAATCAAATTAAAACTGTATATATTGAAAATCCTGGATTAGGATATCCAACAGGTACTAAATCTTGTAATTTAGTTGGAGATGGTTCTGATGGCGAAGTCACAGTCACTATAGGACAAGATACTAAAATATCAGATGTTGTTGTCACTTCTGGCGGAAAAAATTATACTTATGCTTTAGTAGACTTAGGAACAGTAACAAATCCAGGAACATATGCCGAGTTAATTCCTATTATACCTCCATCAAAAGGGCATGGATTTGATATTTACCAAGAATTGGGATCTGATAAAGTATTAGTTTATGCTAGATTTGATGATTCAACAAAAGATTTTCCAATTGATACAAAATTTGCTCAAGTTGGGATAATTAAAAATCCATATATTTATAGCTCAACAGGTATTAGTACAACAGTATTCACCGATACTCAGTTTTCTGGTGTATACTCAATGATGTTAAAGAATGTTTCTGGCACAGTTTCTATAGGAGATAAACTACAACAAACTGTGACTGGTGGAATTGCATATGGATATGTAGTTTCTTTTGATACTGAAACTAATGTTTTGAAATATTATAGAGATAGATCTTTATATTATGGAAATAATGGAATATCTCATCAAGATTATCCAAATATTTCATCTCTATTTTCTTCATCAACTAATACAGTTTTAAGTTTTGAATCAAGTGCTCAGCAGGTTACAACCAATAATGGTTTTTCTGCTAATATTATGAGTTATTCTGGAATTACAACAACAGTTTCCAATAAAATTATCAATTTAGGTGTGACATTTCAAAATGGTCTTGCAGATCCAGAGATAAATAATAAGTCTGGAGAGATAATTTATATCGATAATAGATCAACTGTTTCTAGAAGTTCTAGACAAAAAGAAGACATTAAAATTATTCTGGAATTTTAACAGATGGCCCAAAAAACAAATCTCAATGTAAGTCCATATTTTGATGACTTTTCTCAGCAAGATACTGGAGCTAAGGATAAAAATTACTATAAAATTCTTTTTAATCCTAGCAGACCAGTTCAAACAAGAGAATTAAATACTTTACAATCTATACTGCAAGATCAGATAGAAACCTTTGGCAGCCATGTATTTAAAGAAGGTTCTGTTGCAATTCCAGGAAACATTGTTTATGATGGTCAATTTTATGCGGTAAAATTACAACCACAACAATATAATGTAGAATTATCTACATACTTATCGCAATTCATTGGTAAAAAAGTAATTGGACAGTCATCTTTGGTAACGGCTGTTGTCCAATTTGTCCAACTTCCAAATACAGAAGTAGATTATCCTACAATTTACGTTAAATATTTGCATTCTGATTCAAATTTTGAAATTAGTCAATTTCAAGATGGTGAAACATTATATTCTGACGAAACTGTTGGTTCTATAACAAGTGGAACTTCATTTGCCACTACAATTTCTCAAAATTCAACCTCAATAGGATCTGCAGCTTCAATAGGAGATGGTGTTTATTTTGTTAGAGGTTCTTTTATTAGAGTTTTAAATCAAACAATTATTTTAGATTATTATACTAATACTCCATCATATAGAGTTGGATTAAAAGTAATTGAAGAGGTAATTACTGCAAAAGATGATTCAACTTTATATGATAATGCAAAAGGTTTTACTAATTTTGCAGCGCCAGGAGCAGATAGATTTAAAATTTCTCTAATCTTAACAAAAAAACTTTTAGA